TCGGGGCGGGAAGGAACGCGGGGGGCCGGGAGGCATTACGACGGTTGAGCGGAAACGCCGCCCGGTAGCCCCCACGCCCTTGAGTGACGCGGCACTGCCGCGTTCTTCACCTTCCACCCGGCGGCGGATACGGGGGATTGGGAGCCCCGGTACCGCAGCCGTTTTCTTGCCCGCTCATTTCATCTGATGCCCCAACTGTCTGCAACCCCTGTCCCCCGAAGGGAGCACCCCGACGTGCTCTGGTCCCCGTACCCCATCTCCCAGCGGGTGATGGTCAACCTCCACGACGGTTCCGCGATCAAAGGACTCCTCGTCCGCCAGCGCGGCCCGCTCCTCATCCTTGCGCAGGCGGTGCTTCTAGAGCCGGGGCAGGACAGGGCGAGCCCGATGGATGGGCAGGTGTTCATCGAACGTTCCCAGGTCGCTTTCATGCAGGCGACCCCGATGGAAGGCGGGTGAATGGCTTTCGTCGTCACGGCCGGGCAGATTGCCCGCATCGACCCATCCAGCAACTTCGGCCGCTGGGGTTACCCCAGTGCGATCCCGGCGCAACTGCAACTCGGTAAGGACACCTGGCTCACCTACGAGGAGATCTTCAAGACGCAGCCGGCGGTCCGCACCGTTATCGGGTTCCTCGCCCGCAACATCGCGCAGTTGGGAATCGACCCGTATCTGCGCACCAGCGACAACGACCGGAAGAAGATCCCCGATCACCCGCTCGGCAAGCTCCTCGAAAACCCGTTCCCGGGCTCGAAGTGGACCAAGTACCGGCTCATCAACTGGCTCATCTGTGAGATCGGGATCTTCGACTGCGCGTACTTATTGAAGGGGCGGGCGGAGGACGGCACCCCCTCACTGCTACCGATCCCGCGCCGGTACATGGAGCCGATGGGGGACAACCCGTTCCAGGCGGACTTCTACCGGCTGACCGGATCGCGGGGGTACCAGGACTTCGAACCCGACCAGGTCGTCCACATCTGGGGATACAACCCGGATGATCCGCGCCAGGGGATCAGCCCTATCGAGACGTTGCGCATGATCCTCGCGGAGGAGTACGCGGCCTCCAAGTTCCGGGAGAAGATGTGGCGTAACGGCGCCTGGGTCGGCGGCGTCATCACCCGCCCGGTCGGGCAACGCTGGTCGCCGGACGCGCGGGCGCGGTTCCGCACCGATTGGCGGGAGCAGTACAACGCGGACGGGGCGGATGCGGGCGGAACCCCGGTCCTCGAGGACGGCATGACGTACGCGCAAACCGGGATCACGGCGAAGGATGCGCAGTACGTAGAGGCCCGCCGGCTAACGCGGGAGGAAGTGGCAGTCGCCTACTTCATCAACCCGGGAATGCTCGGTTTGATGGAGGGTCAGACGCAGGGCAACGTCCCGGAACTACACAAGATGCTGTACCAGGACACCCTCGGCCCCTGGCTCACCATGATCGCGCAGGACATCGAGCGGCAAGTCCTGCCGGACCTTGAACCGACCGCGAACGTTTACGTCGAGTTCAACCTCGCCGAGAAGCTACGCGGCTCCTTCGAAGAGCAGGCGGCCGCGATCAGCAGCTCGGTCGGCGGGCCCTGGATGACACGTTCGGAAGCGCGCGCGATGAACAACCTCGGCCACCTCCCGGAAGCCGATGACCTCATTACCCCCTTGAACGTCACGCAGGGCGGCCTGGCCTCCCCGCGCGATACCGCACCGGACAACCCGAGCAACGAGGAAAGCAACGGGAAGTTGCCGAAACCGAAACCAGTAGCGGGGGGCGAGCGGTGAAGACGAAGAGCTTCCCGGCCACGTACAAGTCGACGGACACGATCGCGCAGGGGAAGGCCGATGGGTTAGCCATCGATGCGAGCTTCGAGGCGATCGTGAGTGTCTTCGACTGCAAGGACCGTAGCGGCGACATCGTGCGGCACGGCGCTTTCACCGAGACGATCGACAACTGGGCGAAATCCGGGAACGTCCTGCCCGTGCTCTGGTCGCACCGGATGGATGACCCCGCGTTCAACATCGGATCGGTGACCGGCATCGAGGAGATGCGCGGCGGCGATCCCCGCATCCCCGAGTGGGCCAACCCGTTCGTCAAAGCCAACGGGGGCCTCTACATCAAGGCGGAGTTGGATGCGGGGGATGAGTTGACGCCGGTAGCGGCGCAGGTCCGCCACCTGCTGCGCAAACGCCGCGTCACCCAATTCTCCTTCGCCTACGAAGTCCTCGCCTCCAATCCCGGAACCGAGGACGGCACCACCGACCTGACCAAGCTCTGGCTGTTCGAAGTGGGGCCGACGCCGATCGGGATGCACCCTTCGACGGAGCTTTTGAGCGCGAAGGCGGCGGCGGTGCCGGCCGAGGATCCACCGCCGGAAGTAGTTGAGGAAGAGACACGTAGGGGCGGCCACTCGGCCGCCCTTTTCCGTCTCCGCTGCGACATCGCCGCGATGACGTACGCGCACCAGAACTGACAGTCGAGAGGGACAACGAATATGCGTAAGTCATACAAGACGGCGATTCTCAGCGCATGCGAGGCGGCGAAGACGATCGCGGTGACCGCCGAGAAGGCGGAACGCGACCTCACCGATGGTGAGCGGGATGCGATCGAAACCCACCTCAAGCAGGCGGAGGTGTTGCAGGAGACCGCGAACCGGGAGGATGAGCTTCGCGGGAAGATGGACGCGATGGTCAAAACCATCGGCCTGGTCGTCGAGGCCAACGATGGGACGGTCCCGCCCCTGGATATCGCCCCGCGCGGATCGGCGGCGGAGCGTAAGGCCATGACCGTCGGTCAGACGTTCATCAAGAGCGGTGAGTTCACCGGCCTGATGAAGTCCCTGCCGAACGGCCGGGCCTCGGAGAAGATGCACGTGCAGTCCGGCGTCGTGGCCTTCAAGAGCCTGTTCACCGGCGCGGATCACGACACCGATGCCGGCGCCCTCATCCGCCCGGACTACCGCGGCCTTCTCGATCCGTACTACGAGAAGCCCCTCACCATCCGCAGCATCGTCGGATCCGGTTCCACCACCTCCGACAGCCTCGAATACGTGCGCATGGTCTCCACGACCAACAACGCCGCAGTGGTTGCGGAGGCGACGTCTTCGGCGCCGATCGCCGGTGCGGTCACCCCCGTCATGGGTGGCCTCAAGCCGGAGTCGGGTTTCGAGTTCGAGAAGGACTCCACCACCGTCAAGACGATCGCCCACTGGATCCCGGCGACCAAGCGGGCCCTTTCGGACGCATCGCAGATCCGCTCCCTGATCGACTCGTTCCTGCGCTACGGCCTCGAAGAGGCCCTGGAAGGGGAGCTGGTCTCCGGTAACGGCACCGGCGAACACTTCCTCGGCATCATGAACACCAGCGGTATTCAGACGCAGGCGGCGCCGGGAACCGGGCAGGACGTTTTCGATATCACGCGGATGGCGCGGCGCAAGGTCAACATCGGCGGCCGGGCGATCCCGACCGCGTACGTCATGAACCCCATCGACTGGGAGAAGATCGAACTCAAGCGCGACGCGAACAACGTGTTCTACGGCGGCGGCCCGTTCTCCCTCACAACCCCGCACCTGTGGGGACTCCCGGTCATCGAGTCGGAGGCGATCCCGGTCGGTACCGCCTTCGTCGGCGCCTGGAACTACGCCGTCCTCTACGACCGCGAGCAGGCATCGGTGCAGGTCACGGACAGCCATAACGATTACTTCATCCGTAACCTCGTCGCGATCCTCGCGGAGATGCGGGCCGCGTTCGCGGTCCTGCGTCCGCCGGCGTTCGTGCAGATCCACCTCGTCTAGATGGCCCTCGTCCGGAGCGGGCAGACCAATCACGGCTGCCCGCTCCACGACGCCGGGGCGCATCAGTGCAGCGGCATCGCCCATACGGGCACACCGATCGATGAGATGCGAAGGAGTCCGAGGGTGGCGCAGGAACCGGAAGTGTTGCAGGAACTCGAGTACCACATGGCGGGGGGGATCTACACCGCGAAGCTCAACGCCCGCCATGCGGAGCAGTTGAACGCCGTGCCGGTCGGCACTTTGGAATCCGGCCTCGCCGCCGGGGCGGAGTTGGAGGCGGCGCCGGTAGCGAAGACGAAGAAGCGGGAGACGGTGCCGAACAAGTCAATGAGCACCGAGTAGGCGATGGAGCCGTTAGTTACCGCCGATGATCTTCGGACGTACATGCAGCGGCCGGTCCGCGATGATGTCGCGGACCTCGCCGTCCTCGCCGCCTCCGCAACCGTGCGCACCCACTGCGCCTGGAACCTGTCGCGCGAGGCGACGACGTTCACGCTCAACGGCAACAACACCCGGATCCTCAACCTACCCACCCTCAACCTGATCAGCGTTGACTCCGTCGTCATCGATACGGTGCCCGCCACCGGCTGGACCTCATCGCTGCGCGGGCAGCTGTACCGCGCGGTCCCCTGGCCGGACTTCCGGCGGATCGACGTGGCGTGCGTCCACGGCTATGAGCCGATCCCGGACGTCGTCAAAGTCGTCTCCCTAGCCATCGCGGCGCGGCAGGTAGACAACCCGATGCGGTTCAAGACCGCCGCAGTCGGATCGGTGAACCGCACGTTCGACATCACCGGCCTCGACCAGCTGCTTTTGCATCCGTTCACGCTTTTCCCGACCGCCTAAAGAGGGACGCTATGACTTTGATCGCGAACAAGACCCTGCGCGACGGGTTCCTAACCGTCGCCCTTCCCGGCACCGCCGTCTCCCCGGCCCTCGTCGCCCGCAACGGCTGGGAAGCCGATGTTGATGAGATCGCGGATCCGGAGGAGACGGTGCCTACGGTGAAGGCGGCGCGGCGCGGGAAGAAGAGCGCGGTAGCGGAGTGATCCCGTTCTCCACGACGTCGATCACGATCCTTCGCCGCACCGAGGATGAGATGTACGCGGAGCCGTATTCGGGGCAGCGGCCGCAGGATCGGCACGTCGTCGCGGAGGACATCAGGGCAGTGATCGATGTGCCGGTAGGGCGGCAGGCCGGCATCGAGCGGAACCGGGGCGGCGAAAGTGTCCGCACCGAACTGCGCCTCGTCTGCGATCCCTGCGACCTCGTGCACACCGATCAGGTCCTCGACTCACTCAACGGCATCTACTACTCCATCTCCTGGATCGTGAAGTTCCCGGGGCAGGGAAGCGGGGACGACGAGGGGCACATCGAGGCCGGCGTC